CAAGCCACACACAGCGCCCACGCTGCCCCGTATGGGGCGGGAGTGGTATCCTCCGAGTAACTGCCCCTTTCGGTAAAAAGCCCTGTACGGGGCGCACACGGCGCAAACAGCGGCAAGGCATATTCTACACAACTGCAAGCCCGGAAATCCACATATCTTTTGTAGTTTTATCGGCTTGATATAGTGCCGGAAAAGAGTTAATATGTGCGTACCGGAACGAAAACGGAATCCAAGACAAAAGGAGAAAAGCAATGAAAAGATACTACCTCGCATACGGTTCAAACCTGAATATCCGCCAGATGCGGTACCGCTGCCCGACCGCCAAGCCCATTGGCATCACGGCGATTCCCGACTACCAGTTGCTTTACAAGGGCAGCAAGACCGGCGCGTACCTGACCATTGAACCGAAGAAGAACGGCATCGTTCCGATCGCGGTCTGGGAGATCACCGCAGCTGACGAGAAGCAGCTGGATGCCTACGAGGGCTGCCCGACCTTCTACTACAAGAAGGAAGTCCGCCTGCCGGTGAAACTGGCAAGCGGCAAGACCAAGAAGCTGACCGCTTTCGTCTACATCATGCATGAGGAGCGCAGCCTCGGAATTCCGTCGCTTGCCTACATCCGCACCTGCGAGGAAGGCTATCGGAACTTCGGCTTCGACACCAAGTTCCTCGATGCCGCCTACGAGATCAGTGCAAAGGAGGTACAGCGATGAAGGAGCGAGTAAGAACGCCACAAACCTGCCCGAAATGCGGGCGGGTGTACACCGAGCGACCTGCGACCTCCCGTGTGGACGGCAGCCCGATCTGCCCGGACTGCGGGACGAGAGAAGCCCTTGAAAGCATCGGCGTCGGACGCGAGGAACAGGACAAGATTCTCGGCATCATCCACGAGAAGTACGAAGGCGAAGAATAAGGCGCACAGAGCCTGTGTCCCCGACCACGTTGCCCCGTGTGGCGCGGGATGGGTACCCTCCAAACGGTATCCCTTTCGGTAACCCGCCCCACACAGGGGTGCGGGTGTCCGGTGAACACCTCTGCCGAAGGCAGAAGCACCGACCGAAGCGACAACTGAGACCGTGTGCGTCTCTTGTGCGATGTACAATACGGCGCTGAAATGCAGGCAATGTTTGTCACATTTATTTTGCCGATAATGCTTGATATATCCTCGGTTCAGAGTTAATATCTGAATGATCCACCGGATCATTCTTCTACCGCAGGAGAAGCGGAATAAACACAAAGGAGCATTCACATGAACATTTTAGTTGTTGAACCGGGCAAGCACCCCTATGCAAAGGAGATCAGCGGAGAGCTTGAAAGCCTGCAGCAGACGGTCGGCGGATACATTCAGGCAATCTACCCTGCCCCCTTCCCGGTAAAATAGACACGAAAAAGCACACAAAAGTCGAATGAATCGCCGGATTGCTCCGGCATGCTCATGCGACATTTTGCCGATTCAACTGTCGGGCATACTCCATCGGGGATAACCAACCAATGGAAGAATGAGGACGCACTGGATTGTAAAATCCTTCAATGTACCGAAAAATTGAATTTTGCGCCTGCCGACGGGTCGCATAGCTGGTCAGATATACCAGTTCACACTTGAGACAGCTGAAGAAATTTTCCGCCACCGCATTGTCGTGAGGCTCACCCTTCCGGGACATACTCTGCACAAAGCCCAGTTTTTCGAGCTTTTCCCGGTACGCCGCTGCCGCATACTGCACGCCCCGATCCGAATGAAACATCAGCCCTGGCGCCGGATGCTCCCGTTTTACAGCCAGGGTCAGCGCCGTATCGATGCGGTTGGAAAATGCATAGCCCACCACTTTCTTGGTGCAAAGGTCTTTTACGATCGCCAGATACAGCCATCCTTGCCCGGTTGGAATGTATGTAATATCACCAACCCAGACAGTATTTGGCTTAGAAACCTGAAAATTCCGGTTCAAAAGATTCGGTGCAACAGGGTGGGAATGCCTGGAGTTTGTGGTGCGCTTGTATGCGAATTTGCGTGCGGACTGGATGTGCAGCTGCCGCATCAGCCGGTAGATCCGCTTTCTGGAGCAGACCATTTTCCTCCGGATCATGTGAAACAGGGTGTCCAGCCCGGAGGCTGGCTGTTGCTGATGCAGGGTAATAAGTTGACGAGACAGTCGCTGATCCTGCTGTTTTCTGGGGCTGATGCCCCGATGAAGCCAGGCGTAGTAGCCGCTGCGGGAGATTTCCAGAAGTCGGCATAGCTGATCCACAGAGACTCCCGCAGATGCAGACTGGATGAATCTGTATTTGTCCTCTATGGTTTGGAAAGTATGCCGACGGATTTTTTTAGGATCT